ACTCGTGTTATTATGGAATCAAGTTCATGGAATGTAAGGTTCTGACATTCGTCTACAAGAATCACCGCATTATCAATAGTGATACCTCGTATATGAGACGTAGACATGAATTGTAGTTTACCCTGATTGACTAGTTTGTCGTATGCTTCACCATCTTCAAATAAGTCTGCACATATTGGTTTATATGGAGTAGTGTATGCGGATAGTTTTTCTTCCAGTGTGCCTGGCAAGTATCCTATCTCTCTTGTGGGTACTACACTTCTTACGACAATAAGAGTGTCTTGAAGATTTGCTTTATCCATAACGTCTTCAAGTGCGAGGTAGAATCCTATAAAGGTTTTACCTGTACCCGCAGTTCCATACATTAATAGATTACTTCCTGCCCTCCATTCATCAAAACAGATTTCTTGATTTAGAGTTAGGGGTTCGTAGGTGAGTAAATGGTCTATCTTCAGTGTTTGAGGTCTGTTCATCTAATAGGTCTTGATGTTTGCCTTTTTGCCTGCGTTCTTCTTGATTTTCTTGAGATGGTCTCTCCAATCAGAACTTGTTTTAGAAACAATATTACCTCCCGCATGACTAACTATACTAGCAGATGCGGTAGTAAATTCTCTCTGTAAATGCGGATTGTCCTTGATGAACTGGTCATAGTCTGCAAGTTTGACCATGTGCTCTTCACTCTCACCCGTTTCTTTATTTAAAAAATCATATAATGGCATGATATTCCTGTTTGTGACGAAAGGGTGGAAACCCACCCTTCCGAGATATTGACCACCTTCCTTATTTATGCTGTTTGAATTGAAAAAACCTCATCACATTCTGCGATAGCTTGTTGAAGAAACTGTTGTTTTCGTTTCAGTTTTGAAATTAGATTATTCTTACCTTTCTTCTTTAATCGGTAAATATAATTGTCCAATTCCCTACTGTCGTTCTTCAATCGTTCTATCTGATTATACTGCATAAACATCTCCTTAGTTGTTGTTATACGAATCATAACGAATGGAGTAAAAATTAGGAAGAAGCAATCATCTTCGGAAACGCCTCCTGAACTAATTTTTTAGTCAAACCTTTTACGGGAGATTTTTTATCCTTCATCGATAACACAATAAGTGCGTCCTCGGCGTGGATACTCTCCAATAACTGAATAAATCTTGTTTCAACCCTGAGTTGTCCTAAGTCTTGAGAACGTGCGCCCTCTACAAAATCACCAAACTGCCTGTGCAGTCTTTGGAGTGAGTTGGGTACACTTTCGGGTCGATTGGGTGTATAAGGCGGATTGCCTTCGGGTAGGACGAACTTTAACGTGGGGTCAAACGTGCCACGTAAGACATCCTTAAATGCGGGATATTCATCCCCGACTTGTTGCAGAAATTTAATCTTGTCTGCTCTCTTAGTTAGTTTCGAAAAATCATCGAAAAGTTCAAAAACTTCTTTTCTCATAATCCTATATCCTATATTATATATATCAAAAAACGTCCCTTCACGGCACGTTTTTTACATTATTACTGCTGATTTTTGTCCAATACTTCTACGGACAATATCATTGTGGTCGAATTCAGCCCAATATAGTTCGAATGCAACCCCACTAGTTAATCCTACAAATTGATGAACTTTGCCAGGCTGAACCTGAGTAAACTCACCAGCTTTTAGGACGGTCTCATCAACGAGTCCATCTTGGTCACCATCTTGCCACACACGTATAAGAAGTTCACCTTTCTCAACGTAGAAACCGTTCCACTTATACTCGTGTAGATGTTCAGAACATTCGTATCCTTTCTTAAATTCAATACGATGAAACTCCAACACACCGTTGGCATGTATTAGTTCCGTTTGTCCCCAAATCTTTCCTGCTTTCATAATGACTCTCCTTCACATATTATATATGCAAAAAAATAGGGGTGTTTTATTTTAAGTCAAAACCCCACACCGAAAAAGTGACTGCAATTTCAGTTTATTGTTTAAGGTCGATAAACTGGGCGCACATGCTCAAAGATAGACCACAGTCGAGAGGATTCTTGCAGTGATGACTCAAACATGTGCTTCATCCTCTCTATTTACTCTTGGCGATGGTCAGGGGGCTCCTTCTCCTGACTTCTACTAGTGACCCTCATCCCAAGAGTTGTTTTGGAGCGGAGTCAGGGATTTGAACCCCAACTTGTTCCTTGGAAGGGAACTGTTCTGCTATTAAACTAACTCCGCAAACTTTTTACTTGATGTTATAAAACTCCTTTGTTTCTTCCAACATCCCTTCGTATTCGTTCACAAGATACTGAGCGTTATATTGTTCCTCAGTATTCTTCTTGGCGATTGCAAGTTCTAACTGTGTATTTGCAATCCTAATCATTCCTTCAATCGCTTCTATTTTTTTCTTTATTTCCTGTTCAGTTATCATTTTCGTTTCCAATCAGTGGCGGGGGTCAAGACCCCACACCGTTATCCACCAACTATCTTCATGTCAACATAGTGCTTTCTGTGAAAGTAGTCAGTCATAATGTCATCATTACAGAACCAATTCTCACCTTTCATGGCGGCGTGAACCCTGTTCAACATCTCAGACCTCACAGTTCCTTCACCGTAGTGTTCTTCAATCCAATACTCATTGATATCCAAACCCCACTTCTTGCTGAAATCGTCCATCTTATCAGCGAACATTCCAACAGTATCTTTGATTTTAACAACCAAAGTGCTGTGATTGTTGATAGACAAAGTACCTTTCAAACCGTACTCTTTCAAGATTGCCTTCACAACAGGAGCAATCTCTTTCTTTTCTTCTTGACTTACATACGCCATGGTTTTCTTACCTCTCTCAATTAATTACAAGTATATTATGCACTACCCGACAACTTTTGTCAAGCGTTTTTTTGCACTTTCTTCAAAATTTATGGTGGTTTCCATGAAACCTTCGAAGAACTCTTTCAACTCTTTTTTCTCTTTTGGAGTTGGTTTGAAGTGTGGATTGAGGAAGTATTCCTGTAGAATACTCCCTTTTTTGTACCTCATTATGCCTCCACCCTATCATGAATTGGAACAGGGCCAAGACTGTAGACATTACCAATGTCCTCACCCATTATCTCTCTACAAGCTTCACCGAACCTTGAGTCAGATGTTGATGCAAAGTTACCACCGAACATTGCCACTTGTCTTTTTTTAGACTCAGGAACGAGTTTCAAAGAACAACCAAATCCGAACTTCTGCTTCACAATCTTAGCAGCTGGATAGTTCTCACAGGGTTCGAAGGGCCCTTCACAGTTTGTCACTGTAAAACCTTTCGCATAAGATGACTCACCACCGATAGTGCAGTCGTAGTCACCTGATTTATAAATGTTTACATGAATTCCCATTACGCATTACCTCCTGCTTTGTTTAGAAATATTTCACAAACCTTCTCTCTGTCGATAGTGTCGCCACCACCCCACAAATGAGTAGGCACCTTAATTCCAAATTCGTTTTCAACCCTGTTCTCTTCGATGCACTGAAAGTCACCTTTAAGGTATTCTTCCATACACAAAAACGCATCGATAGGACTCATTGCAACTTCAGGATATACCGCATCATACTTAGGGTCTTTACCATAGAACGCCATCAGGTATTCAATGAATTGACCTTTCTCTTTGTCAGTTGGATATCCACCGTCAAAAGCTAATGTCATTTTTACCTCTCTTTTTTTCATTTTACGTTGTTATTATAACAAGCGGGGCAGGTATTGTCAACAGCTAAATTTAAGAAATTTGATTATTTTTTGAGGTGTTTTGAATGGATTTTACAACCTATGAACTCATTGTAGTAGTCATCCCTGAGAAGAACATCTTTTTCGAATTGTAGTTTTGCTTCCCAATACGAACAGTCACCTTTGGTGTGGCATAGTCTTAGAATGCGTCTGGCGAAGTCTGAACCCTGCTCTACGAGTAGTTTTACTTCTTCAGACGAACCATAGTAGTCTCTCCAATCAGATTCTTTCTTTACGATTCTCTTACGAGATTTACCCTTGAGAGGCGGTAATCTGCGTTTTGACCAAAAGAACTTCTTACCGATATACTTTTTACCTGTAGATATTTCCTCTAACTCATAGACAAACCCCTGATAATCTTCTATGACTTCAGGTGTAGGGTTAAAGGGTTTACCGTTGTATGTCCAATCCATACAACTATTTAGGGATTACAAAAAGTGGTTATCCCTACTGGTAAATGGTCTTACTGTTCCGTTATACCACATTACCTTCCACAAAGATGTTCTCTTCATTTTAGGTAATGTATATTCCCACTCGACTCCATCGGGTGATACCCAAGTACAATGGTATCCAAACCATATTGCACTTTTGTACCATTTGACTGAACCACCTTGGGTGATTAGTTTTTCTAGAGTCCAAAAATAACAGTTATTCTTTTCAGTGAATAACCTATAGGGCCACATCCAAAAGAAAATTACAAAAATGAAAAACGCTACTACTTTCCTTTGAAGGTCAGAACCTCTCTTCCTAGTATTCTTCTTCCTCGACTTCAATTAAGTCATCCTCATCTATATCATGTCCACACATAGGACAATGTACAGGTTTCACATCATGACCAAAAACAGATATCTCTGTATTGACCTCGCACATTGAACATTTTAATATATAGACAAATTCTTCATTCACTAGGCAGCAACCTCATCCCAACCCCAATCGCCAGAGAGACCGTTTACACTGTATTCAGTTACTCTCTTTTCGAAGAAGTTGTCATGAGACGCACCGTTTAACACCCAATCCAACCAAGGAAGTGGATTGTCTTTTTGCTTGAACTTGGGTTTCATACCAAGTTGTAAAAGTCTGCGGTCAGCAATGTGTCGAATATACTTCTTCACATCGTCCTTGTCTAAACCCTGTACCTTTACATTTGCATACGCTAGGTCAATAAACTTGTCTTCTAACTTGACTGCATTTGTTGACATAGTATATATTTTAGATTTTAGTTCATCATTTACAACACGTGGATGTTCTTCACAGAATGTTCTGAATAACTTTGCATTACCCTGAACGTGTAGTGTCTCATCTCTAATCGACCATTCCACAATTGTTCCCATACCTTTCATCTTACCGAAACGTTGGAAGTTCAACAACATTACAAATGATGCGAATACAGACATGCCTTCATTAAACACGGATTGTGCAAGGGCAAGGGCAAGTCCTGTATGTGTATTGATGTTACCTTCTTTCATGAAGTCAATCTTATCTGCCATCTCCTTGTATTCTAGAAATGCATGATATTCTTCATCAGGTAAACCGAGAGTATCATTTAATAGTGCATATGCACGTTGATGTACACCTTCACGATTTGCAAAGGATGATAACATGTTACGTGCTTCGTTGTTTTTAAAACGAGGGATTAATAACTCGTGGTAGTTCTCTCCAACCTGAACGTCTGATTGTGTAAACAATCGTAAGACATGAGTTATAAATTCTTTCTCACCTTCAGTGAGTTTGGTTCTCCAATCTTGGACATCTTCAGACAGTTCTGCTTCGTCTTCAATCCAATGTATTTCTTCGTGCTTCTTTGTTAATTCTACCGCCCAAGGGTATAGGAACGGTTTATATGTTTTACTAAAATTCAATAATGACATCTCTTCTCCTAAACGTAGTCTTATTTATACTTTTAACCTTCGCAAGCTTTACATTCTTCAGAATCTTCGATGTCTGATTGTGCATCAAGGTATACCATGAGTTCATCGTATCCCCCGACATATTCTCCTTCAATGTAAATCTGTGGTACGGTCTTCACGTCTCTGCGTCCAGTAACTTCTCTTGCAGTCTTCCCAATCTCCTGTAGGTCTACGTAATCATACGTCATACCTCTGAGTTTGAGTTCTTCTTTTGCCATTGCACAGAACGGACAATCCTTCTTACCATATATGATGGTACGATTATCATCTTGCAGTGCAACACGTTCTACTTTATCTGATACATTCTCTGCACGAGATTTTGCCTCAGTTCTAAGGTAGTAGAGACCTTTGAGTCCTTGTTTCCATGCTTCTAGATGGACTCTGTTCACATAACCCTTATCGGATTCTGCTGGAAAGAATAGATTTACTGACTGTCCTTGACATATAAATTCTTGTCTTTCACCCGCATGTTTAATAATCCACTGTTGGTCTAGTTCATCAGCGGTCTTGTATATCGCCTTTTCACCTTCAGTTAAGAATGGTAGGTGTTGTACCGAACCTTTCTTAGTGATAATAGAAGTCCAAGTAGAATCTGTGTTCTCACCTTTCTCTTCTAATAGTCTTTGAAGATATTTGTTCTTAACTAAGAATGAACCCGCACGTGTCCTGTGCGTATACGCATTCGCTTTCAACGGTTCAATAGATGGACTCGTTGATAGTATTACGCCACTTGAGGCATTAGGAGCAATCGCAAGAAGGTGGGAATTTCTTCGTCCTGTTCCCACGCCATCCTTATATTCTCCTCTTTCCTCAGCCAATAGTCGGGACTCTGCTGACGCTTCTCTTTGTATATGTTCAAACACAACTCTATTGATTTCTCGTGCTGCTTCCGATTCCCACGCAACATTATGTCTCTGCAAAAGGGAATGAAATCCCATAGCTCCGAGTCCCAAACTTCGTTCTCTATCTGCGGAGTACTTTGCTCTTGTGATAGTGTCGGGTGCGTTG